TAATTGGCACTAGTTACATTAGCAATCTTAACTTGAGATCCTACTGAAAGTTTATGAGGAATCTCAGTAGTATAATAAGCAGTTCCACCAGTAACCCAATCAGCCTGACGAATATAACTAGGATTCCTTAATTCAGTAGCATTACTCATAGTCACTGAAGATGAGCTATAAAGAAGAGCTACTTCAGTATCAGTTGTGCCAGTTACATCACTAGATTCTTGTAAAACATAGTTAGGTCTAGGAGAACGAGCTGATGTAACTCCACTAGTTGAAGGAACTACATATCTTACCTTATAAAGCTTATCCTCAATACCTCTAGTATCTGGGGTTCTGGTAATGTAAGTTCTAGATGTTGCATCACCCAGATGAGTAGTTCCCAAACTGACTACTCTAGGGTAGATATCATTATCTGTAGATACACCAACATACCATTGACTATTATCACTATCATATTGAACTGGGTGTCCTATATCACCTGCATTCTTATCACTTACTCTACTTTCACAACTTAAAGTTCCTCCTAATGCGTTAATAGTAACCTTAATAGCATTGGTAGCATCAGTAGGAGTAGCAGCAACCTGAATCTGGTCTGTTTCTAAACTATTAGTAATAGCGTAATATAAGGTATTAGCTTTAATTCCATCAGGTAACCGAGCATTATCACTTCTAAAACGAATAGATTCTCCATTGAGGAAGGTATGATCCTGAGTAAAGGTAATGGTATTAGAAGTAATGCTATTACCTCCACCTACACCTGTACTTCTTCCAACAGTAAAGCTCTTCATAGAACTTATTTGACTGGAAACTCCTACAAGTTTCTCAGTTTGAGCCATAATAATGCGAGCATCATAATTAACTGTTCCTATACCAACACTCAACTTATCATTTACCTTCGCACCAACTCTATATCCCTGTACTACTGAAGGAGGAGCAGCTGCTTCATTAGTTTCTCCATATAGATATAATCTACTAGTAGATCCTATACCAATAGTCTGTGAAACATCAATAGAATTCCATTCCAACTTAAGGTCACTGGTTGAAATCTCTTTCGGTGGAACAATATTAGTAATATATCCTGTATCATCTCTTGAGAAAGCAGAATCTCTAAATCCTACTCCAGCAAATCCAGCTTGACCAAAGTTAGAGTTGGAGTTAGTAATAGAGAAGTCTCCACCACTTTCAGTCACAAAATGTCTATCAAAACCAACAGCAAAGATAGAAACTAACTGCAATACCGCATTATTTGATGCTTTAATGTGGTAGTTGGCGTAAGCTGGTTTATACTTAGCGTCAGAATTACTATGAATATTAGCAATACTAGTACTATCGTCAAAAGCACCACTAGTAGTATTAAATTTAACAAAAGCATTATCATCTTTCTGTAAACTGACTCCAGTAAATTGAGCCAGGACCATAGATCTAAATCCACTTGCCTTAGATCCATCGGCATGCATACCACACATACCCCACACAGATCTCAAAGAACAATTGAAGATGTATGGAGATGAACCAGCAACTGTGTCAATATCTAACTCTAATATACCATTAGAATATCCAGGTGTAACAGTAGATGGAGCAACCGTCGCATTATACTTAAACTTAGTCGTTCCTGTAGAAGTAGTCGTTAGAACTTCATTAACAACAAACTGACCATTATAATCCCCATCACTAATACCACTCATCTGGAAGGATGTGTCAACATTTAATCCAGGAACAGCTTCGGAAGTTTCTACAGTAATAACCTTAGTAGAAGCTGTACCATCACCAGAGAAGATATTACTAATACTATAAGTTCCACCAGTAGGACCAACAATTCTATATTCTTCAACTTTAGGTTGAATATCAACACTACTACTTGGATAATCAGGTTCTATCTTACGTCCAGAAGCAGTACCATACGCCAGACCTACTTTTTCATAATAAACATCTAAATCTGTTCTATCAGTAGAATATGTCTGGAAGGTATCATTAATACTAATATTATTAACACCATCAGCAAACTCAAAACAAGTTAATTTGTGGTGAGAGAAGTTAGGAACATAGGTAGAAGTTGTATAATCCTTATATACTTGTCCATTGGGGTCACCATCAAACATAGTGACTTGAAGGAAATAACTTCCACCAGTTACTCTAAACAGAGCTGATCTGTCAATATTATCATTAGAAGGATTAGGAACATACTTAGGACGTATCTTTACTTTACGCAAATCCAGTCCAACTAAAGATATACCCCTAGGAATAATTACACCACCATGAATACTATTAAACTTATAAAGAATATTATCTTGGGTATTAATATCAAAATTGGAAGTAGCATTTAAGGCAGGAAAATCAGAAGATGTAGTACCATCTCTCAATCGGAAATTACCTGTACCATCAGGAATCCATCCTGGTCTATTATCTATGAGGTGTTCTCCAGGTTGGAGATAGATAGTCGTCTTTCCGAATCTATCATTATCCAATCCTTTCTGATATGAAAATCTTGCTGCTTCAATTAGTGCCCTTTGAATGGTAAGAAAGGGACGTCCCATTGAATTACCAGTATTCTCAATACTATCTGTAGCGTCCAGATCATTAGGACTCACATAAAGGATGTTACCACGAACATTCTTCAGAAAATTATCTAATCGACTTAGTGGCATCTCTTTTGCGCAGTAATTCTATTATGACTTATTTATCGCATAAAAAACCCCCCAAGAAGGGGGTTATTTATTAATTCTTCCATCCATTCTCTTGACCTTCATATTCATGATTATCTACCATATTTTCAACCTTAACAGCCACATCAGTCATTGCCTGTCTTAAGTCAAATTGTTGTCCTGATTCTTGATTTCCCGTCGTAGGATCTATCAATGACCATCGCCATTGTTTCATATGTTTGGAATACCAGAGTTTAATATCCATACATTATTTATTTACCCCATCATCCATAAAAAATCTAGATAAGACTCTGTTTCGGTATAAACACCTTTAGTAGTGTCATTTGATAAAGGAGCACCTGGACCATGAGCTTCTGGAGGATTTTTAGATTTTTCTTTCTTTTCTGCCATTTTAAAAAGTAATAGAGTAAAAAAATTTGGGAGATTATTTTTCCCCCGATTCTGTAACTAAAAGTTGAATTTCCCTACAGAGGATTTACATAAACTAATACCTCATCAGGTACAACCGCCCTTACTAACTCAAGTATATTCATAAACTCTTCTAAGTTTTCACAATCCACCTCCTTTTCATCTCCATGACTGGATAGAAGACGCACATTTCTCTTCATAGGATCGACAATACACCTGGTAACGTATTCATCCTCCTCATTCTCCGTCACATAATCCTCAAAATTGTACTTAGGTTCCATAGAAATCTAAATTACCCCTCCATTATACCACATATCCTCAAAGCGTCCTAACTATTTTAAGAAGTGTAGCATCAGCTCCCCCAGCACACAACTCTTTATACTTCTTTTCACATTGTTCTCTAGTCAAATTTAAAAACTCTGTATCCACAAAACCAGTGGTGGTCTCTGTCATAATCTTGTATCTAAAATTTTCTTCAGTCATTTTACATCCTCATGTCAGTAAAGTATTTAGAGTGTTACATCTTTTCTATTCTGCCACCACCAGCACCACCATTTGCTGATCCAAAAGTTCTACCATAGGCAGGACTAGAATAAGGATTAGCTACAGTGCTTCCTGAAGCATCCCATTCATCATCAAAACTTCCACTATTATTTCCACCTTCTCCAGCTTCACAAGCACCAGTAGCTCCTCCACTTACATGAGCTCCGGCACCTCCACCGCCACCATTAGTACCTCCACTACCACCAGCACCAAAAGTATTACATCCTCCTCCTCCAGTAGCTTGGCCACCACCACCTACTGGACTAACACTTCCTCCGGCCATTCCACCGCCGCCTCCACCAGCGATCATTCCATCAAAGTGAGAAGATCCTCCTCCTCCACCACCCATCCAAGTGCCTAAAGGATTAGTAAAGTATCCACCACCCCCTCCAGCTCCATATCCTGGTCCGGGTTGTGCGCCTCCTCCTGAACAATTAGTGGGACCAGATGGCTGAGTAGGATCACAACGCTCTCCCTCACCTCCACCTTGACCAATAGTAATTGTAACAGGAGCAGGAGAAGGATACGTGACTGTCTTTCTTACAGATCCACCAGCACCTGCTGCTCCTCCTGCACCAGATCCTTTACCTCCAGCGGCTCCCCATAGAGTAATCCTATAAGTTCCGGTCTGGAAAGTAACTGTGGTAGTAGCATTAACATCCGCATTGGTAGGAGTGGTAATTGTCAGGTTGGAACCCGTTACCCATGGCGACGTATAATCAATAGAAGTAGACCAACTAGACCACAATCCAGTATTAGATTTATATCTACATCTTACATATCTTGTTCCACCACCCAAATTACCAGTAGTAATAGTAGTTAAATTAGAAGTATTATTAAGAGAAGACCAAATTACACTGGAAAATCCAGAGTCGGAAGCTACTTCCCAATCAGTCGCAGCATGTGTAATACCCCCAAAAGCTACAAAAGCACTTGCAACAATGGTAGGAGTGGGTGTGTCATCAATTTCACCTGAGGTGGGAGATGTTATAGAAGGAGTGGCTACAAAAGATCCTCCCATCAGTCCTTTATTCAACATTATGCGTATCCTACCCCCAAAGTACTGACATATACATTAGTTCCATTATCGGGAGTAAAGAAAGAGAAAATATCAGTAGTAGCTGTAGCAGACCAAGTAGGAGCAGCACCACCCTGCCACTTTCCATTTGTCATGGTAATACTTCTAGTTCCTGTTCCAGTCCAGGTAACAATTACAATTCCTGAACACATCTTACTTGCTACTGAATTAGTAACTGTAAAAGTAACAGCATTTGTTCCAGCAATAGTACAAGTAAACACAGAACCTGCACTTACATCTAAATTATTAGATCCCGTTATAGTACCCAAAGCAGTTACACTTTCAGTATACCCAGCAAAACCAGACACTCCACTCGCAGTTAGATTACTAACTCCTAATTCATCATCACTTGGATTATATGTTAATTGACTATCAACCCTACAAGGATTATTACCGGATGTAGCTCCTAAAAATACAACATACTGGGTGGCGTCTGTAGAATCTAAATTAGTTCCTACATTAGAAGCATTAGCCACACTAGTTGTACTAGGAGCAATCCATTCTAAATCTGTACCATCAGAAGAAAGTATTTGTCCCGAAGTTCCAAAATCCCCATCCCCATCATATAATTTTCCTTCCATGTATACATCACCATTAAAAGTAGATATACCAGTAACCTTAAATGAATCAGTTGTAGTAATACCACTCACTTTAAGATGACTGCCCATTGTGGTTACACCAGAGACACTCAACCCCGTAGTCACTCCAGATATAGTTAAACCACCATCAATAATTCTTACTCCACTTCTAGCTGTAATAAATCCGATAGAATCTATATTAGTTACATCTTCATAAGTTATAGTACCACCAACAGAGATACTAGTAGCAAAAGAAACATGATTTAGAAATGTACAAATACCTGATACATACAACTCACTACTAATGCCAGCTCCTCCACCCTCTTCTTTAATAAGAGCAATAGTAGATGACCCTGCGGCAACTTGATCATCAAAGTTGTAGTAATGTAAGGACATCTATATTCTCCTACTTATTAACACTATATGCACTATTATCACCAGGATAATCATCTGAAGTTTCACCTTCATACTCCACAATCAATTTTTCTCCATCAATTCTTTCACCATAGATGTGATAAAAACAATTAATAGGCATAGAAGCATTAGCTTGGAGATGTACCTTCTCGATGTCCCATCTCTTCACAATAATGTCTTGATGAGCACCAATAGGTTGAAGTTGAACCGTAATAGATTGAGGATCCACAAAACCTTTCCAATAAGAAGGAAGGACAATCTCATTGGTATTTTTTACTTTTCCTCTAATATAAACACCGGATTCCGGTCCTTCCAGACAAACATGTCTTAATCTCCACCCTTCTTTAGTAGGATGAGGAATATCAAATGGTTTTCTAGTACTTAATTTCTTACCATTTTTAGTAGCAATACAATCATCTCCATTAACATCATCAGAGGCAGTTAATTCACCACCAAGTGTAATATTATCACTTACTATAACATTATCCCCTACTGTTACATCATCTGCGACATAAAGATCTCCAGTCTGTCCTTCACTATTAGCATCTATCCTAACATTCCCTTTAACTTTTAAAGAAAGAGTAGGATGTTCTTCTCTATCTGTATTGACTTCTGGACCTATCATCACAGTAGCATCAGGAACTAGTTCTCCTCCTCGTCTAACTCCTGAAAATTCAGGACACTTTCCTACAAGCAAAGGTCCTTCAATATAACCTGACCCTCTTATTTCATTCCTTCCCCGCCCCAAAACTTCAGGAGCTCCCCAGCCTACAAATAATCTTTTTCCTACAAATAAATCTGATAATTTCATGTAATTTCCTCCTTAATCACAGTCATGGGCATGAAGACCCAAGAACCGTAAAACTCCACTCTTTTGTCTCATCTGTCTTTCAAAAGGATTATCTCCTTTAGATCCATTAACAGATGTAGCTCCATCTGCCATATCAATAGTCCCACCATATAAATTTAAGGTAGACATCCCCTCCAATTGTAAAAGCTTTTCTGCAAACATTTTACCAGTAACTTTACATTTTATATCAATAGATTGTTCTGCGTCAAGTACTATATTGTTATTAGCACTCACATTAAAATTACCACTTTCACCAGTAGGTCCAGTAGCTTTAAAAATAAAATCCTCTGCTTCAAACTTAATCTTACCACTAGGAGCCATAATAACTATATCTCCATTCACTGCCTCCATATAAATGGCAGTAGTAGCATCTGATTTAGGAGCTGGAGGTCTAACACTAGTTATACCTGCATTAAAATCAGCAAGTTGTTGGTTGTAAGTAGTCTCTACAGCACCTATATTATCACCAGCTTTTACTTGAAAAGAACCTTTAGATCTACAAATAGTTCCTTCTTTCCGAGAAGGACTTCCAGTAGCACATAAAGCTATGTAATGATTGAAACTCCTACAGTTTCTAATCATTACTGCATCAAGTTCATTATCCCAAGTAATATGACCAAAGGCGTATTCACCTTCGGCTGTTCCGCCCCGAACGGTATGGTAGGTAGTTTCTTGTGACATTTACCAGACCATCGATGTATCGTTACAATTTTTACAAGGTGCATAAAGAGATTCTGGAACTCTTCCTACACAATCAACTACATTAATAATTTTGTCTTGCACTCCTGGCTCCTTAAGTTTATCATCACTTATTCTATCTATACAAAATCTAGGAAGAATATCTGCATTGAATCCAGTGTTAGACTTTACATACACTTGAGGCATTTCTTGAAATCCTTCTCCACCTGATGTAATTTTGACAGAAGTAATCATTCCCATATCATTAACCTTAATAGAAGCCTGAGCTCCCCTATCTGGTTTAATAATAACCTCATCTGTTTCTTTATATCTTACGCCAGGAGATTGGACAGTCATCTCACACAAATAAAGAATGACAGGATAAGAACCATCACTATCGCTAGGATATGTACCCGTAGGAACAGTAAATCCAACATCACTATCAACAGTACGACCAGTAGTAGGATCGGTAACCACACCAGTAGTAGGATCCGTAACCAAGCCAGTAGTAGGATCAACAGCTGTAGGGAGAGTAGGAGTGGTAAAACTTCCAGTTTCCTGTACTACCTGCTCTGTTCCACCTAAAATTTCTTCACCACTAGGCTCAAGAATAACTCTGGTTCCTGGAGGAAGAAGAACTCTATCTCCAGGAGTAACATTCATAACATGTCCTGGAGCACGAGGAATTTCTCTTATTCCATCATCATCATCACTCTCACCTGGAAGAGAATCACGAATAACACTAGTATCATCAGGTCTTGCCCATACTCTACCAGCACCTCCAGTACTTCCATCAGCTCTAGAAAGATACCCTCTACCCGGTCTGGGTACATTAACTGCTACCACCCCAATTGTGCTTGGTCCAGAATCTCCAGGACCTCGAGGATGTTGAACTACATCACCAGGTTGATAAGTATTCCCCTCTCTCCAAGCGGGAGGATTAGTTGTTAGAGTATTAGGATCAAGTTGTTCCCATACTGCCGTATTAGGAGGAGTATTGTTGGTGGAAGGATCACCAGAAATATTTCTATAAGCATTAACCTGACCCAACACAGGAGTTAGCACTGCAGAATTAGTTCCAGTTCCACAAGTATCTCCTACACTAATATTCAATCCACTATCAACATTAATTCCATAACTCATCAAATCTACTCCTAATATAGCGCCAGCAGCATTAATAAGGGCATTGCCAACAGGAGGAGTACTACCTTGACCACCTAAAAATGTAACTAGAGGAGGACCACAATAGAAAGGATCAGTACTAGAATTTGTACCATCACTACAAGTTTGGTTAGCAACATCTCCAAAACCAACACTTAAATTATTCAAACCATCAATAGAAGCTTGAACTTGACCCCCTGCTGCTTGGACTACACTAGCTGCTTGTGATGCTACTGCATTCATTTGACCAAAAATAGAACCAATGTCTGCGGCACCTAGTGAACCTGCTCCACCAACAATACTCCAATCTTTATTAGGACTACACTCAGCAGTTTCTTCACAAGTAAGAAAAGATAAAATATCTGCAACCAACCCAGAAATACTGGTAGAAATACTAGTAAGTCCTCCCATAAGACCACCAGCCAATCCAGCTATGCCAGTAAGAGCTCCTAATGCTCCTTGAATGACACCATTGATGGTGCCCATTGCTTGTCCTAAAAGATTTCCTATAAAATTATCAACAAAACATCTAGTAATATTAACAGCTCTATCAAACATTCCACTAAGGAAATCAAACATCATACCAAATAAACCTTCTATCATCCTCTTGAAAAGACAAGCTATTATATCATTCATTCCATCCATTCTCGTCTTAAAGTCCTGCATCTCATTAGGCATTAAGTTATTATAAAGAGATTTTGTTCCTGCATTAATTGTATTGGTTATGGCCTTTTGAATCTTACCATATATCATCTTCATATTACCAGAAATAAACTTAGCAGCTTGTTGAATAAGAGCGTCTATCTTTGCTTGTGTGTTACCAACCCCCTTAGTAATAGAATATTTGTATTCAGTAGCAGCCCTTCTAACCCTTTCAATTTCATTAACTACATTTTGCATTTGTTTTTGTATCTGCCCAACAGGCATTGGTTCACATTGGGATGTCTCCGGATTAGGTTTAGTATCTTGGTCCTCATTGTAAGCTGCTTCATCTACAATCTTTTCAACACTACTAGTAGTACCTATACTTTCACCCCAGGCATCATTAATATTAGCTCCCTGATCAGCAGCAGCTTCTTGATCAGCAACAATTTGACCTGATGGATTGGAATTAGCAGCGACAGTGGCAATCTTACCCCCATCATTCTCATCATATCCACTAAAAGGAATAAACCCAGACTCTTCTGGAATATTTCTCCTTACTGCTTGATAATCATTATATCCCATACATCCCATAATTACTGGGACCTGACCCTGAGACCCATCTAAAAAGAATCCAAATACAAATGTTCCTTGAACAATATTGGCATTAGTATAATGATTTCTTCCTCCACCACCACCGGTAACAGGATACATCACGGATGCCCATGGCAAATCTTCATCAGGAAGATCTTCAGATGAAGCGGTATGATACCCCATGATACGAACTTTATATCTCTCACCAAAACCTTGTATAGTTTGATTAGTTCTTTGGGGATTATTAGGAATATTATTCTGCCATTGTTCGGCATTAACAACCTGTCCAATCCACCATTGGAAACCCTCTTGCCCTACAATATTTTTATTTAAAAGACCTTGTTCTATCATGGAGATGTAGATCCTCCGAATGAATCTCTTACTAAATCAAGACTGGTAAAAGTCTCTCTAGGAGTAATCCTATGGCAAACACTTGCTACCATATATAGCCCCCCAGTTTGTTCGTTTGTGTCAGCATTGGCAGTGCCCTCTACAGTAGGAAAGTCACATACAATTACATCACCAGCTTTAATACTAAAGTCAGCTGGAATAACAATGGTTACACTAATAGTAAATACCTGCTGATATCTCATAATGGATTGAACCATTACATTCTTGGCATCATAATTAGGTTTTTCAGGATCATTCTTCCATTCTTCTAATTGTTCGTCACTACTAGTCCCACTAGGCATCACTCCAAAATCCATAATATGACTCATTCCTCTAGAAGGAGATTGTCTAAACTCTTCTGCTACCAACTCACTATAATCCTCAGCAGCAGTTACCACTCCACTCTCCTGTTGATCTGTTATAGTATAAGGTCTAGTCTCATAATTAAAAGCATAATAATCAAAGAAAATAGATGTATTATTATAAGTTCCTAAGACTAACTTCTCATTTAAATCAATATCTTGATTGATATTATAACTTACAACGTTAGCGTCATATCCCTCTACACTATCTCCAGTATTATTATAAATGTATTTCTTAAGATTATCTCTATTCTCCTGTGCCTGTTGCCATATAATATCTAAGGATTTAAAATGATATCCATCTCTTGTTTGATAAAATAGATATCCAGCAGCTCCTCCTACTCCATTTCCACCATCATCTGTAGAAATTTGAGGAACAGCTTTAGAACCTAACCAAGTACAAATATAAAAAGGTTTTCTTGTATTACCAATAAAATTATAAGGATTCAAAGTAATGTCTATATCTTTTCCATCAACACCATCACCATCAGCCCAAGTTCCTTCCAATACTTCCTCAACAATAGTCTTCACATTCTCCGCTATTGATCCATCATATCTCTTTGTCACCCTAGTCAAATCATTAGAAAAATATTCCTTAGAAGATAAATCTAAAGTATACATCTCCTGTTGTGTACCACTCACAACATTCTTCACCCTATTAACATACAACCCATCACTAGCTGAACCAGAAAAACTTATTTGATTTGGTTGTTCTTGAGCATCTTCTATTACAAAATCAACCCTTTCTCCACCACGAATAGGAAGCCAATCTAAAGTTGATGGTTGAGTTGAAGGTCTATTAGGATTATTACTATCAACAAATCCAGTCTCAGTAATAACTGCACTAGCAGTAATTGCATTTGACATTATACTTTCATAGTATCTAATTTCTCCCACACCTGCACACAAATCTATGGAACGACTACTAACGTTCGAATTAATCTTAAACTTTTCAATATTACCACTATTAGCAGTAGATTTTTGACTTGGCATTATCCTACTTGATAGAGTTCACCTAAGAATTTTTGTTTATGATAACTATTTACGCTAGTTCCTGAATCCAAACTAGGAGCTCCTTGTCCCGAACCACCAGATGACATGGAAGAAGATTGATCTCCTTGTCCACCTCCAGAAGTCATAATTATATTTGGAGCAGGTTCCTGAGTGGGATCATCCTTAGATACAGTATCTGCTTTCTGTGAAGGTGTAGATGAACTAGCAAAATTAGCCGGCGCACCCCCTTCCTCTTTCTTATCACCAGGAGGGAAGAAAGACTTACCCAAAAGAGGAATAGTCTTCTTAAGATTAAGAAGAGCAAACCAATTAGTAATTCCCAACCTATTAGTATTTTCTTCTTTAAACGATTCTATAAATCTACCAAATCCACCAGAAATCCAATCCATAATCTTCTTACCACCCGATATCAAATCATCCCATTTCTGCTTCAGTAACTTTTTAGCACCCTCTATTCCTTCCCCCCTAAACACTTCATAAAGAAGTTCACCAGCAAATTCACCCACCATTTCACCCAATATCATTGTAAAGGGATTAGCTAATGCCGCTCCAAGTGCGCCACCAATTCCTGCTCCAGCCACCAGGAACAGGGTTTTATCCATAGGGTCGTTGTTTAACATGGAGGAAACAGCCACCATGATAGGACCCAGAATAGGTATCTTTATACCTTTAGATGCTTTAGCCATCCCCTTGGTTAAGGTAGGAGCACCTGCCAATTCCTTTGCTACTTTACCACCAAAGAGTTTCCGAACAAAATTAGATACTTTTCCTCCTACCTTCTTAACCTTATCAACCTTTGAACTTACCTTTCCAGCAATATCCTTTGCTTTGGTAGTTACTTTTGTAGCGACATCCTTTCCTTTGGTGACTATATTAGACTTAGCTACTTTACTAACAATGTCCTTTCCTTTAGTAGTTACTTTTGTAGCAATATCCTTTCCTTTGGTAGCTATATTACTTGCTACTTTTCTACCACTCTCAACAATTTCCTTTCCTTTAGTAATAGCAGCTGTTGTAGTTCTAGTAACTGCCTTCGTAGTCGCTTGAACTGCTGTTTTTGCACCTTGAAAAGTTTTTTGTAAGGTCTTAGCTCCAGGAAGATTACCTATAAATTTTCTTGCAGCATTAATTCCTTTACCTGCTAAATTAAAAGCTCCTTTAGCAAAATTTATTGCTATATCTTTAGCTTTAGATATTATTCCACCAACATACTTAACTATCTTAGTTTTTAAAAATAAAAATCCCGACTTTATAGCATTACCAACCTTACTAAATCCTTTAAAGGCTGTATCTAATCCAAGCTTGAGTAATCCTCCAAGGAATTTACGAGCTGATCCAAGTAACTCCGGCAAAGATCCCAGAAGTCCTCTAAGACCCCAGAACAGCATCTCCATTTCTGCTGTTCCTCTTTTAAATATCTTAGTAACAGTTGGAAGAAGCTTCAACAAGCCTATCACTACAGTTCCTAAAAGAATATTCTTCAAGAAATCCCATATCATCCCCAAGAGACCTTTCTTCTCCTTCCCTGATGATTTTTCCTCTTTCTTACCTATATCAGCTTTAGGTTTAGATTCTAATGCTGCCTCTCTATTAGCCTTTCTATCCTTCTCATCCTGTTTACGAAGAGCTTTTTGATTCTTTAATTTTATTATATTAGTATCTTCAAAAGCCTTTTTCAATCCTCCCGTAATACCTGCAATCTCATTAATACTTTTTAAAACAGCTTCAAAGCTAGCTTTTCCTTGTTGGGGAGAAACATCAGCTTTACTCACATCCATTTGAACCTTAGAGGGAACTAAAGATGCCGTAGGTCTAGAAGATGGAACTAAAGCACCTCCCTTTGAAGGTACTATCTGGCCTCCTTTATCACCTACTCTCGCAAGAGGTCCTCCTTTGCTTCTTCTTCCTTTACGTCTACCCCTTACAGCATCAATGGCTTTATCCTTAGCCATTCCCTTAGCAGCACCAATTGCTTTCTGTTTTAATCCAGTAGCGGCAACCTTCTTAGCACCAACAGCTAGAGCTTTACTAGCCGCAGCTTTCCCAAAAGCAGCTTTTGCGGTGCCTAATAATGCTAATGGAGCTGCCATTACTGCTCACCCACTAAATTATACATGGCTTTTACCACAGTAGTCATGGAATTATTAACATCAGAAGCTGAAAAAACCGGAACAACTTTTTGATTAGCTGAAGCAGGTCCACCACCTCCAGCTGGTGGAGGTGTACTTCCACCACCTCCAGCCATTATAATATTTCCACCAGAAGGTCTAGGACCTGGTAGGAATCGTTCAGCAACAGGTGATATCCCTACTCCTCCACCTCCTTGCATTGCCATAATGGTCTGAGTAACAGTACCACCACCCTCTGCCTTCTGAATACTTCCAGAATTTATAAATCTAGGCTTATTATCCCCACCACCTTCTTTATTCATAGCCAATAATTTGCCAGCCCCAATCTTATCAACTGCCTTCTTACTCATCACTATTTCACCTGGCTGAGCAGCAACCAACTGTGTATCTTTACCTGCACCTTTAACCTTTACCCCACTCCCTGAAGTAATCTTTCCACCCTTCTTCACAGACATTTTCTGAGCAGGAACTTCACCACCACCTTTCATCTTAGCAGCAGCGCCTATCTCATCCCCCAAATCACCATAAACTTGTGCCTGTGAACCTGGAACCAACCTATTAATCGTATTTTGTATGGCCTCAGGTTGACCATGAGGATTAGCAATCAAATTATCCAGTTGAGCAACCATTTCTTTTGATCCCCCTTCAACCGCATCTTCCCTCATCATCTGAAGAGTTGTAGTAACTTTATCTGCAGTCATTTTACCCACATCGGGAACTACTCTTCCATCCTCTAACTCCATAGATGGAAGTCCATGTTTTGCAAACCTCTGATGTGCTTCTTCTGGAGTTACTTGTCTTATGGAATGGGTTCCTAGTTGGTCGGCAGCAGTTGCACCCTCACCGGATTTAAAACTCGATTCACGAAGAAGCATATCCATCTTTGGACCAGGTTCACCCTGTGGACCAGGTTCACCCTGTGGACCAGGTTCACCTTGGGCACCAACTACCCCACCCTCTGCTGACGTTTGAATGTTATCATCAGCATATTTAAGTTTAGGTATATCTGGAATGTCAGGAATATTAGGAATCTTAAAAACAGGAATAGTATCTTCTCCCACTCCTGGTATTATTGAAATTGCTTTATTGATCCCACCTATTAACCCCTCAATACCCCAATTAATACCATCAATTATAGCATTAAAAGGTCTTATCAACTGATTACCCAACCCAACCAGAGCAAAATTAAGAACATCTATTATACCATTAATAATCAACTTAAGAGGATCCAATATCCTCCAAGGATTCTCAAGAAGCTTGAGCAGCCCTATGACCGCAGTACCCAACATAATATTCTTAACAAAATTCCATATCATTTCAAAGATACCCTTAGCTGGGGCAGCAACCTTATCTAAAATCTTTTTACCTATATTAGCTTGAGGTTTAGACTCCAACTTAGATTCTCTATCAGCCTTGGTTGCTTTCTGTGCTGCTACTCTATCTTTTGAGATAGCATCCTTTTCTATCTTATTCCCTTTCTCAATAGCAACTAATATTCCTTTAAGATTATCTTCTACCTTAACCAAACCACTACTCAAAGCAGATACATTATCTGCCTTCGCATCAGTATCACTACCTACAGCAGGAGTCTGTGGAATAGATTGAGCCTCTTGTGATTCTTCCTTTGGAGGAGGTAAAAGCTTCTGAGGGTCTATCTTGGTTCCACGTGGAGCTTTAACTGAATCCTTTCCAATCTTACTTCCAGACGGAGTCTTAGTAGATGGAACCTTAGGAGTCTGTGGAATAGCTTGAGTTTGTTGTGGTTCTTCCTTTATAGACTTAACTCTTTTCCATTCATCAGTAAGAGCTTCCGTATCTCCACTAGACAATCCGCTGTCCGTCATCCGACCAGCCACCATCTTCTCTTTTAAGAGAGTCTTATATGTACCTAAATCAATATCTTTATTATCTGTAATTCCAAGCAGGCCAAAAATCTTAGGATTAACTCCCTCTAAAAAACCACTTGTTTCTTTTTTAACTGGCATTCTGGGCTTTCTGCTTTTGTTCTTCTTCCTCTAGGTGTTGTTGTAACAAAGCCACGTATATGTCCCGTTCCCAGGGCATTAAATTTTCAATCTCAGTTAATGAGTATTTATGGTACTGCATGAGGGCAAAATTCAGTTTAAAATATCCCTCTAGATCCATATGGATCATGCCTATACGAAAAAAGACGACAATCCCTCCAATACTACTTCATTTTCAACCTTAGTTTTAGGATTAGTAACGGTAAGAGTATGAGATACTTTAGGCATACTCTCAAAGAACTTTTCAATCAATTTAAACTGAGATGAATTCATTTGTTCCAAGAAATCTTTTATCTCTTTTTTAGTACAATCAGCTGTAGCCCATACCTCATCTTCACTATAAATTTTATCAATACAACTTCCAATAAGAGTAAATGAACTCTCCATAGAAGACGTTTCATTAAAATCAAAATTACTTTTAATAAACTCATCTAAAGAAGGATACTTCATCTCCATCATCAAATTATCATCTAATTTAATCTGGGTGGAATGTCCCTCACTCTCTACAATATTAATATCATCTATATTAATAGTTACAGGAACCTGAGTTTCACCATCATCAGGGCAAATAATATTAACATCAACTTCTTCACCAACAGACTTACCTCTGATGTTAAGGAACAAATATTCTATATCAAAAGTGGGAAGTGTTTCTACTTTAATGCCTCTGGTAAGAATACAACTCTTCAATACACTTTTAATAGCTGTAGTTATTTGTTTAGTATCTTCACTTTCTAATGCAAGAACTAAAAGTTTTTCTTCTTTAACTAAAAAGGGTCTATACTCTACTGTCTCTTTAGTGGAGGGTAACTCCAACTCATAAGTCGGAGTAGCAATCTTTGGTAAAGGCATAATATCCTATAACAATTCAGTAAATTTATTTATAGAGCATCTACGACCATATCACTACCCCTTCCCCTATATCTTACCCTATTAGTATTAAGAGGTAATCCTTGTCTCCTAATAGCTTGTTGAATATCTTGACCTAATTGCCCTCTTTGTAACATCATACCACTTGCAATCCTACCTGGGGTATTGGTTGACGTGGGCTGCTGATTAGGATATGTAGGAGTAGTAGAAGTAACTGGTGTAGAAGTAGAATTGGAACTTCCTGTTAATCTTTCTTTCACATAACGAATATAAGTCATAGAAACAGTACATCTTAACAAATCACTTTGATCATATTGTACTGGCATAGAAGAAATATTAGTAGGAAATGCTCCAACAAAAGTATAATGTAAACCACTACTTGCTACATCTTTTTCAAACTTTGATAGAAATATATTTGTTCTATATGTTTCTGGATACTTCATCCTATATCCCACATAAGGAGACTTTAAATTTGTAGGACTAGTATTTGGATTCCCATCACTCATATAATCTAACCACCCATCAAACATTTCAATTACACCATAATCACGACCCACATAAAAAGTTAAATCCAAACTAGTATCATACATCCTTCTGTATGCCATCTTCTCAGACACACCCATATAATCATTAGTAGCATCATGAGTAACCACAGAAGCTCCTGGAAGAGTAGCTCCAGAACACATCAATTCTATCTCATCTCCCGAAGTAGCGTAACTAAATCCTCTGGAGCTTAAAAAAGCAACCACAGCTGAAGGAGGTTGCAACTTCACTTGGTAAATTGAAGTCTGAGCAATATTTAAAATTCTACTTTTTATTTGACTAGTAGTAATTCTGTTTGGGGCGTAACCAGCCATCTATAAATAATTTTAATTCCTATACTATGTAGCTCCAATGCCACGTGATTCTAAGTATCATCAGGGATTATTTCACCCACGTAACCCTAAAAAATACCTAGGAGATGTGAGAAATATAATCTATAGGAGTAGCTGGGAACTTAGATTCTTACAGTGGTGTGATAGTAATGATAATATTATTGAATATGCTTCTGAGGAATTTTCTATTCCTTATCTCTCACCCTTAGATAATCGTCCTCATCGTTATTATCCAGACTTTTTAATTAAAGTTAAAGAATCTGCTGGTGTAATAAAGAAGTATGTCATTGAGGTAAAACCCAAAAGACAAACCCAACCACCAAAGAAAAGATCTAGGGTTACCAAATCATATATTAGTGAATGTAAAACCTATGAGCTCAACCAAGCTAAATGGAAGTATGCTAGAGAATTCTGTAAGGATAACTCTTTAGAATTCAAAATCATAACTGAAGATCAACTATGGAACAAGAAGAGTATCTAGAAACTACAGAGAATAGATTAGAACATGTAGTCAGTGACATCATAGCCATGAATGATGCTGATGATAGAATGATGGCTATCATGGAAACACTGAATGATACTGTTGTGACAGTTCCAGATGTTGGAAGATATTATACCTTTATATACGATCCTAAAACTCCTAGGATTCGTTATGATCAATTCCCATTGATTGCTTGTGTAGGGTTGTTTAGATGGGGATTTAGGGGAATTAACTATCATTGGCAACAATCAATAGGTAATTTATATCAAGCCTTTCCTATGGAAATAAATGATTTACGTTCTATCCCTTATCAAAATTTCAAGATAAATAACTAACACAGACTATATGCATATCTAATGGCAATAGAAAATAGAACAAGAATATGGAATGGTCTGCGCGTCTATGAGTCTATCGATACGACAACTGGACAAATACAATTATATGGATCAACTGCCGACAGAACTGCAGGTACAGGAGTTTTAGCAACATCTCCACCCAATGCCCAAGTAGGTACTCCAGATCAGGGAAGGAATTGGGAAATAACTGATGCTACCACCTTTACACGTCTATACAATAATAGAAGAGGAGCAGGTAGAGGACAACAATTATCTACAAGTGCATTTACAAATCAATTCTTTAATAACGGAAGAAACTTATTTAATACTGATAGAGCCACTGTATTAAATGATCAATCAGCAGATTTAAGAACCTATTTTTCCAACACACTAGGAATACCAGGAGTTATACACCCAACCTCACGTAATATCGTCAATGCATCTGGGAGTTCTTCTTCTAATCCAATTTTTGGATCCACTCAATCAACTTTAACCGATGGATCAACCCCAATAGCTACCAATATAAATGCTGCTCCTACTGCGGGAAGGCTAGCCAATTATACAGGTATTAGAAGGTATCCAGAACAAAATCTATCGGATTATGGATATGATTATATCCAATTGCAAGCTTATGAATATGTTGGATCCTTACAGGGAGCAGGAGGATCAGGATCAACTAACAGATTTCAAGGTCAACCAAAGACCACCATCCAACTTCCAATGCAACCCAATTTGTCAGAAACAAACGCTACTGGATGGAATGAAGACACAGCCAATCTTATTCAATTAGCAGCTGGTGCTGCAGCTCAAAAAACTATGGGTGACCTGGCCACCGCAGAAGGAGCTGTGGCTGGTGGAGCAGCTGCTCTAGCGGGTGGTGGGGGAGCAGTTATGGCAGGAGTTGCAGGTAAAGCAATCTTTGAAACTACAAAAAATCTATCTGGAGTTGTATCAGATCCAGCAACCATACCAGGAGTAGCTGGTTATTTTGCGGGACAAGCTGTAGGAGCTAATATATTAGGGAGAAGTACAGGACAAGTAATTAATCCCAATCTTGAATTACTTTTTAATGGTCCTAAATTAAGAACATTTTCTTTCAATTTTCCCCTGACACCCAGAACTGATAATGAAGCAGAAACAATCCGAAGAATGATTAAAGACTTCAAACAATACATGGCTCCCAAACAAACCACAGGAAATCTATTTTTAGATCCCCCATGTCTTTGGAAACTGGAGTATATTTACAATGGAGGAAGCGCCCATCCCTGGATGAATAAATTTAAACCATGTGCCTTAACAAGCTTTGGAGTAGACTATACACCTGATGGTTCTTACATGACTTATGATGATGGTTCTATGACTGCTTATAGAATAGCTTTAGCATTCAGTGAAATTGAACCTATATATTCTAACGAATACCAAAATAACACCTTCCAGTAATGGCAAAGCCCTACTTCAGATACGTACCAGACTTTGATTACGTCAGTAGGCTTACTGATGCTAAGAGTATATCGGACTATGTACGTACTAAAAATCTTTTTAAAAGAGCCAAACTAAGACCAGATATCTTTGAAAATCTCAATCACTTTACAAAATACAAAATTATTGGAGATGATAGACCAGACAATGTAGCTTATGAAGTATATGGAGATCAAAATTTAGATTGGTTAATAATGTTATCTAATAATATTATTAATCTAGAGAATGAATGGCCAATGGAACAAACAGCTTTCCATAATTATCTACTTAAAAAATATAGAACAAACGCCAAAATATATTCAGTCCGTCATTATGAAACAGCAGAATTAAAAGATAGTACAGGAAAAATTGTAGTTCCCAAAGGACTAGAAGTTCCTTCAGATTTTTCTATTACCTACTATGATTCTGGAAGAGGAGTAGAAGATGAAGTAGTAAACAGTGCTGTAGCTGTTACTAACTACACCTACGAAGATAGAATACAAGAAAATAAAAGAAACATCTTCCTTCTTAAGGATAGATATGTTGGTCTTGTTATAGAAGATCTTAAAGAAATCATGCCATATAAAAAGGGCTCTACTCAATTTGTGAGTAAAACCCTGGCTAGAGGAGAAAATATTAGATTATATAATTAAAAAAACTAATAGGGTCAAAAAAATACCCAGGATAATTTTCCCCCGATTTTGGAATTAAAAGTTGAATTTCCCTCAGGACTCAGCAAGTTTAGCAAAGTAACTCATTGGATCTTCTTCCTCTGAATCATCTTCTACTTTCTTACTGTCCTTATAACTCTGTTCGAGTTTCTGAAGTACTTCCTCTTCTGATACTCTCTTCTGTTCTTGCTGAACAGTAGTATCATAATCCAACTCCTCTGTGGTTACCCTTTGAGGAGCTTTACGACCTAACACATAATCCAAACGCTTCTTCAGATCATCGTAGGACTTAAATTGATCAGCAGCTACAAAAGCTTGAAGAGAATGCTCCTTCTTCCAGATTGATTCTAGAGCGTCATCATCATCCAACAAAGGACCTGGAGTATCAAACTCAGACTTATCATAATTCCAGAAACCATCCTTCTTCTGGAGCTTTAACTTAAAGTTAGCACCTGCCCAGAAGTCAAAGGGATTGATTGGAGTTTCATCCTCAAACTCTGGTTGCATTGCACCCATAATCTTGTCAAAGATCTTCTTACCAAACTTGTAAAGAAAAACATTCCCCTCGTTCTGAGGGTTAGCTGGATCTTTTACAACATAGATGTTTGCATAGAAGGATAACTTACGCTTTTGCTTTCGTACAGTATCTTTATCTTTATCATTCCCACTGTTCCACAACTCACGATTCAATTCTCCAAGAGGATCTTTTTGGTTAATGGTAGTGAGAGAGTTCTCAATATACCATCCACCAGGTCCTTGGAATGCGTGTGAAAACAGCTTAACCCATGGCAAATCTTCTCCGTCAGGAGCAGGGAGGAATCGGATAACGGCATAACCATTACCACTCTTATCCATTTCTGGTTTCCAGAGCCTATCATCAGCCCCTCCACCAGTGTTATTCATCTTCTCGACTTCCTTGACTAGTTTGCTAGTTAAAGAGCCCAAAGAGCTTTGCTTTTTAAGGTCGGAAAAACCCATTTGTATACCTCGTATTAAATGTATTTGGCTTGTGTGTACTCTGTTATCTTATCACTGGGGCGATCCTTTGTCAATATGATTTCTCATATGTTCAATCATTTTAAACATATTCTTAAAGGTATCACCTAAATCAACACCTGGAGGAAACCCCATGTCCTGTGCTTGCTTCTGAAGCATATTTTTCATCTCTTTGGCTTTAGGATCATCAGATAATTTCAATCTATGATAGAAAATGTTCTGTTTATGTAACAATTTCTCTAGATTTTTAATCTGTTCTAATTGTTCACCCTGAGGTAGAGTTTGAAAATTAAAAAAGTTAACAAAAACTGTTTCTTGCAACTTTTCAATTTCTCTCAGTTCTTCCTGTACCAGTTCTGATTGGAAAAATTCACTCATAGCACAATCTCTTTCAAGATTTTTTTATAACGGAATACATCTATATTTAGGAAAGAATTATACTTTTCCATTCTTAAAGAAAGAAACTTCCATACTGGATCACCCAACTTCTTATCAAAATCTTTCTTAAATCCAAGGATCTTTTCCAAGATAAGAAAAGTCTCTAGAGAAATGTTACCTTGTAAATGTTCCTTTACTATATCAGGATGTTTGGTTCCTTTTATCTCAAACATCTCATCAAATTTTTTACCTCCAAAAACCTTCCCAATCTCCTCTTTAAAAACATAAGATAAAGATTGAGTTCTCTTCTTCCAATTAGTATAATTCTTCTCTCCATTCCTCATGATCTCACCAATCCATAAGGCTTGAGGATCATCACAAGAAACAAAATTAGCAACAAAGAAATCTATAACTTCCTCATCATTCTTCTGTCTACTTATCTTCTCAAAGAAAAATCTATCCTTACGTTTATAAAACGATTCAACAGAAGCCCGAGACTTTCCACAGTATTTTATATAATCATACTTCTCCTTAGTAAAATGATTCTTCAATCCCAAATAGGATTTATAAGTTTCAAAGGGATTCACCTTAAGCATTCTGCTCCACAATATTAAAAGCTAAAGTAATTCTTTCTTTACTAATAGTCTGTGGTTCTACATGATGAAGAACCTGACTAGGGAACATTACCATTGTTCCATCTAATCCTTTATACCCACAATCATACTCATCAAAATGAGTAGGGTGGCCATGGTTTTTATAGTATATGACTCCGGACAACTTTCCTGCATGGTTGTGTGTAGGATTATCATCTCCCTTATATGCAAAGTTAGTCCAGATATCATACCCATCAAAGTGTCCGTCCCACTTTCTTAATTTAAAATCTCTATGAGTCTTTCCCATTCCCCAATACTTGGCAGCTATTCTTAACGTCCATGCCAACCAAAAAGATTTCTCAATTAAATGAGGAGAAATAGAACACTGATATGAATTATGTGGCTTACCATCCATAGCAAGATACCCTACATTCTCGTGGGCTTTCAATTCTGCTAAGGGACTATTCTTAAACTTCTTACTTTCATTTACCCATACATCAAGTTCTTTTTGAATCTGTCTAGGGATATTAAAAGCTAATACAGGCACATTAGGTGCCAATTTATAAGAATCTAAAAAAGTATTCATAAAGGAAGTTTAGCGTGAGAAGTCCTCTTAAGAAGATTCAATTCCATAGCTTCAGCCTTCAACTTCTCCTTCAAAGGTTTAGTAAGTAACTTAGGTACTGATTCTACATCTAGATTATTCTTTTCACAAAAGAAAACAATGGCATCAACATATTTCATGTCTTTGTTTTCCATTACAATTTGTTCTATCTCCTCTGTGAATTTACGTGAGCAATAGAATTTACTTCTAATTAACTCATCTACAGTAGGGTCTTCAGCTTTTGGCATATTCCTGTAACTTAAATTCAACAAAGTCTCTAATATATTCCGATAGCATTTTGATGTACTTTCGTTTGTTGTATTCTTCATAAACTACACATTCTCCATCTTCACAAGACATTATAATGACAAACTTCTTCACCATTATACCACTCATTTCATATAACATACAAGCATATGCTGCACATTGTACAAAGTAATGGTCGATCCACTCACGTGGTTTAGGTTTCTTAGAAGTCTTAAAATCGATGACGGATAACTCCCCATCATACTCAGCTATACAATCAACAGTTCCAGCTACTCCTAACCTACTACTATAAAGTGAAGTCTCTAGTGCATGAATGTTATCTATTAGGTTGAGTTGGGGTTTAGCCTGTTTAAAAAGAAACTCTGACAGAGGTTGAACAGAAGGAAGTTCTTCATTCTTCAAATAATATTCCACAAGTGTATGCATATCAGTGCCTCTACTTGTAGATGCCTTAGTAATCTTATCAGCTTCTTCAGTTCC